TCACTCACTGCCAGACCATTTTTCTTGGTAGCGTCATTTTGTTTGCTTCCAAGAGCTGCAGCAGAATAGGTGACGGAGCCAAAGGTTTGGCTGCCAGCACCACGCAAAAACAACCCCTGAGTGTCTGGAAGTAAAAAGCTTGACCCAGAACCACCATAAGTATAACCGATAACAGCAAAAAGTGCTGGGAAGCTGGTGGTTGACAAAGATGCCCCATTACACAGCCTCCAGCCATCTGGAGCGGTAGTTCCAGCGAAGGGGAGGATAACTCCCGGTGGTAATATTGATTGTAAGCTTAAGAAACCCATTTAATACCCCTACGCCTTAACTATGTAATTTAAAACAATTGTTGGCTGAACATTATTGTGAGCGCTAGATGCGTTTTCTGCTGCATTGTTATTAATGGTGATCCCTGTTGTAGAGTACAAGCTATAGACAGCAGGTACGAAGTCACCACCGTTAGCGCCGCCGCCTTCTCCGCCGAAACCATTTGTCGTAGCCGTTTGGTGTCGGTGCCCTTGCCCTGAGTTGGGTTCAGTGATCCCGTGACTGTGGGCGGGGACTCCAGATTCGGATGATAACAATGCGTGAGTTTGCTCCCCACCGGGTTGGCCTAGTGTTCTTGAATTCACCGTAGTTGAGGTTAGTCGGTCGGCATACACGCCAGAAACCGGGGAATCCTTACCAGCAACCACCCGACCCCTTAAATCGGGTAAGTTGAAAGTGGTTGAGCCATTTCCTTGTCCATATGGAGATGATGCCCCACCAAGTGCTGCGTATAGTGCTGCATAGGTGCTTCTAGAAACTTCTGACCCGTCGCAAGTCAGCCACCCAGTTGGAACCACCGTTCCAGAGTAGGGTAAGGTGACACCCGGTGGTATGATTGATTGCACGCTTAAGAAGCCCATTCAACACCTTACACTAAATAGAAGTTGGTTCCATCACTCACAATGGTGAGGGAATCGTATTGATAATTCAATGCCTTGCTTGCTGCTCCGTCAATGGTTCCGCTTGGGGGGCTGATGGTGACAGCGTTGAGACTGGAGTCGGTCTTTTTAATGTAAAAAACCCTGCCAGAGGTTGGAGATGGGAGGGTGATTGTCCTTGCTCCACCCGATGCATCTACCAATACATAGGTGTTGGAATTGGTTAACACTGTGTTGACGGAATAGCTATTGACAGCGCTGGTTCCGGCTGAGGTGGTTTGTATTGTTCCGTCTGGGAACTTAAAGCCACCAGTCGTGGACTCAATGATACCAGCCACCTCAAGCGGGTTGGTTGTTGGGGTCCTGCCAATCCCGACATTGCCAGTAGAGCTGATGCGAAGACGTTCACTTCCAGCCGTGCCCATATAGAGGGCTTGGTTTGATGTATCATAAGAGACCCAACCATCAGAACGGTTTGAGCCCCAACTATAGGCAGTTCCAACAATACCGCCAGCTGTGCCTGCGTGGAGCTGGAGGATAGAGTTCGAGGTTTGGCTGAATATGGCCGTGTCAGATGAGGTCCAAGTCGGAGAAGCTGCTGGAGTGGTGTTCTGAACATGAAGACGAGCAGATGGGACAGTGGTCCCAATACCTACGTTACCAGAGCCTTTAATTGTAAGTCTTGTGACTTCAGCAGTAGAGCCAATTGGGGTTGTGGCGAATGCAATTCTTGTTCCATGAGCTGAAGTAGTAAATGCTTCCTCAGCTTGGAAAATCATGTACACATTAGTTGATGAAAATGCGGTTCCATCATGGCCAGAACCTAAAGCTTCAAGTAAAATATCGCCAGAGTTAACCGCCGTAGGAGCGGCTTTGGTCCCTTGTGCTTTAGCACCAACAATAAGAGGTGTGCCTGCTCCAAAAATAGAGGCCCCGACACGCGAGGAAGCTCCCTCACGAATCGACATAATATCGCCACCGGAAACTTCTAGTTTGTAGCTAGGAGAAGTTGTCCCAATCCCCACATTCCCACTAGAGTCAACGCGCATTCTCTCTACCATCCCGCCTGTGGCAACGATAAATGACGAAGTTGCTCCATTCGATCTAACAACTAGATCGGTCGATACGCCCCCACTAATAAGCGAGGCTGCGGAACCAAAATAACCAAGATTTGAGGCACCAGCATATAGTGAAATGTACGGCTGAGTTGCGCTCTCAAACCGAGCCACTTCATTAGTTGCACCAACGACATGTAGCCTAGAGCTAGGGCTGGTCACCCCAAGCCCTAAGTTGCCGCTAGAGTCAATGCGAACACGTTCGGTATTATTCGTGCCGAACATCAGAGGCATATTCCTGCTCTCAAACAGGCTGGAACTCGCCGCATTAGACCAAATGGCTAAGCCGTTTGTCCCATTAGATTGAAGGATGGCCTGCCCACCTGTTGTTCCGTTTATTGTGAGAGTTGAGTAATTTGCTGAATTTATGGGAGAAGCAGTGCCAATCCCAACATTCCCACCACTGACAACCAATTGAGTTGTTCCAACGGTCAATCCGTTGCTGGGTGCGGTCAAGGATGCTGAAACAGTGCCAGCAGAGAAGTTTCCCGACGCATCGCGCTGAACAATCTTATTTGCTGTATTTAAAGAGGTTGAGCCATGGACAGATGTGGTTGTGCCAACATGGGTGTCTGTTGCGATCAAAACTGTCTCAAGATCTTCCCTGTCAGCCGTACCCAATGAGGATTTGGCCGTTAACACGCTGACATCTTTAGAGGATACTGAGGTTCTATTTTTAGATAGGATTGACATGATTAGTACCTAATAATCCAGTTGGTTGTGTGATAGGGTTGCATATTGTTATGCGCCCCGCCACCGCCCTCACTAAGAACAACTGTAGTGCTAGGGCCACCCACTGAAACTGTGTGGGTGTGGGCTCCGCCACTCGCTGTTAGCGCCGATGTCTGATATCTTGGAACACCACTGCCATTATCGCCAGTGTTTGCATTATAGTCCCATACGGCGCTGCCATTATAGGGGTGGTTATGACTACCCTCGCCCGCCCCTGTAGATCCGCTATGTGTGTGACTTCCGCCTCCGTGGCTATGCGCAGGAAGTTCGGCTATCGCAAGTGTCTGAGTCGCGTTCCCACCTACGTCCCCCAGAGTTCTTGTGACGCTACCAGCAACAGCATCGGTGTAGGTGCCAGAACCAATGAGCGTTCGCCCAACAAGATTGGGAAGGGGCATCTTATAGTTATTGGGGGAAGACCAGTCTGCCAAAGCACTTGCTCCACGATTGACTGGTGCATTTGATGAATTCAGCATTTGCAATTGGCTATTGCTGTAGTTGGTCCACAAGAAGACAAACAGGTCGTAATACATCTGGCCGGTCTTAGTTGCTCCAGAGCTTGCTGAGCCGATAGTGCTCCCATTACAAATCAGATATCCATCAGGAGCCGTTGCCTTCGTCAGCGCCTTAATTTCCCCAACCAGACTAGAACTATCTAAAACTTTTGGCATATCTTACTCGACAATAATGAGCTTGGAGTTGGCAGTGCCGCTGTCGGTGATGGTGGCCGCACTTGCTGCAAAGCAGTCTCTCACAAAGCTTCCGTTACAGGTTAAGGTTAGGCTTGTTGCAAACCTGACACTGCGCAGTGTGGTGTAATCCACGCTCATGGTGACAGCACCAGTTAAGTTGGTGCCATAACCAGCGCCTTCGATGCTACAGCGTTTATTGATGCTCAGGGTTTCACTGTAAGTGCCCGGCATGATGAAGATCTTGCCATCAGTAGAGATTGCAGCTAATGCTGCGGTGATGGTGCTATGCGTTGCCTGAGAGCCGCTGCCCACAATGGCGTCATAGGTGTTGGCGGCAATGGTTTGAATAGTGCCATTAGGGAACTTAAAGCCACCAGTGGTTGATTCTACAGTGCCTGCGACAGAGAGCTTTTGACTAGGAGTGGTCCCAATCCCCACGTTACCAGAGGTGTCGATCATTAATCTGGTGGTACTATTAACGACATCATAGATGCTGTAATTAACAGCCCCCGGAGTACCAAGAAGACCAGACAGCCAGCGCATGGTTCCGGTGTCATCACGGAATCGGATGTTTCCACCATAGCCAGATGAGCCCGTCTTAGTTCCCACCGCAATGATGTTTCCATTAACATCCAACTTATAGGAAGGGCTTTCTGTCCCAACGCCTAAGTTGCCAAGCAAATAGGTCATGGAGGCATCAAGGCCAAAGAAGGCGGGGTGTACAACCGTGGAATTGGCATTGGTGTAGCCTTCCACCATGGCTGTAATGCTGTATGTAGAAGCGTGGTTGTGGTATACCTCAACAGCCGTGCCATTCACTCTAAGCTGCGGGTTATTGCTTGCGGTGTCTTGAGCTGAGACAAGCTTTGCAGTCCAAGTGGATGAGCCGCTTTGATTAATGATGTAAACCGCACCAGTCGTTGCACTTGTCGCAGCCGTAAAGAGCCTAATCCTGTAGTTTTCACCAACAGAGAGGCTTGGGTCGCCATCTCTTAAGTTAATAGGGACATAGGTGGCGGTAGGGACAGAGTAGGATGCGCTATAAAAATTGAAACGTCCAGTGTTACCAGAGGTTTCGCCCACACCAAAGCCACCGCTTCTGACATCGAGGTAGGCTGTAGGTGCTGCCACTCCGATACCGACGCGACCAGCCGAGTCAATCACCATGCGCTTATTCAAGCCGCCAGTGTAAAACTTTAGTTCACCCGCTGCATTATTAGCAGCCAACGCTAAACCGCCCACACCCACACCATCAACAAAGCTGGTGTTAGCACCTATTGCATCGTAGGTGTAAGTGTTGGCCGTATGTCCAACGTAGAGACCAGTGGTGGAGGCCGTGCCATTATAGGTGGTATACTTAGCACCAGCAAGGGTCGTAGTTCCAGAACCCGCTGGGTTCTCGATATTCATGTAAAGAGGAGAAGTCTGGCTATTCTTGATGTGAAGCGGGTCTGTTGGCGTAGAGTTCAAGATGCCGACATAGCCATTATTGATGATGGTGGTATTGCCGGGGAATGAGGTTGTCCCGGTGAACATCCCATTATTGATAGGATTAGAAACACTCACCACAGGGATAATGCCTGAGGTGGTTCCAGCTCCGCCCACACCATCAACAACAAACCTTAAAGTAGAGCCAGCAGCCATTGGCTTTTGAAGCTGGATGCTATTGCTCACATTGCCAGCGGTCCCCACTTCAATGTAGTCGCCTCCAGTGGAGGCGTCGGTGGAGAGGCGTGGCCTCAATAATAAACCGTTTTCAAAGACCTTAAGCTCACTCGTTCCTACTGTGTAAAATGCGGCTGTGCTGGTTTTGGTGTTGGTGGGGAGTATGACAGTAGAGCCAGAGGCAAGGCCTGCTCCTGCTGAGTCAATGATGACCTCATCATAGATGGGGGTTTCAATCACCTCAAATGCCGTAGCAATTGCTTCGGTGAGGTTGGTGCCATTAGGAATGGTGTTGACATTATAGACAGGGCTAGAATCAGCCTCACCCGTGGAGCCGATATAAGAGATAAGAGCTAAGGAGGTGTTGTCGCCAACCTGAATCTCTTCGCCCACTTCCAAGTCGCCATTGCGCATGATGATCTTGGAGGTGCCATCAAAGATAGCCAGCCAATACACCCTCTCAGCGCCTTCACTGCTTCCATTTGCAATGCCCGGAACAGCAGCACTTGCACCGTAGTGGTAATAACCCGTGCCGCCATCGGCTTCCTGATAAACATAATCCTGATTAAGTGCGTCAACGATGCTAGTTGGGTCTGGGGAGACATCGGAGAATGTGCCATAGCCACCTGCTTCAGAGTAGGCTGAATAGCTATAAACCACGTTCTTCACTCGGATATTGCCACCCGTAGTAACATAATTGCCACCATCCGTTACTTGAATGGTGTTGTAGGTGACATTAGAAACTTTCTTAGGGCTAACCGGGGCATCGCCATCTTGGCCCATGCCGAAAGACACAGCCTCATCATCAGGAAGGATGACAAATAAAATGCGGTTGGTAGCAAGGTCAACAGGAAGGATAAACTGAGAGAGGGTGCAGTTGTTGGATTGGCCCATCCTGTAAAGGGTGGAATTGCCAGTGAGGGAAAGAGTTCCCGCAATCCCGCTCTCATGCTTCCAAGTGCCACCGATGAGAACGCTCAAAGAGCTATTCTGGTAGACTTGAGGGACGGATAGTGCCTGCTGATACCAGTAGGTGGAGCCCTTGTGCTGCACCAGAGCAGTCATCATGGCATCCATCCAGTTTTTCAGTGTCTTGATATTCTTATCGCCGCCTTGAAAGGGCTTAGGCTGGCTGGCATTGGTGACAGAAGAGGGGGTAGCTAATTGTGCATGGTCGGCATCGGGGTAGCTAGACCAGCCATAGCGGTTCTCAAGGTCAGGGCCAGAGCCGCCTTCCACCAGCGAATAAAAAAGCTTTCTGCAGTCCTCCACCTTGGTGGCAACGCCCGAGGTGGTGGTAATCTTGTAAAGGGGGATTTTGCCATCGGTGAAGCCAGAGATGTTGCTCGTGATTTTCACTTCAAGGTTGATGACAGTGTTCACTTCGTCAGTATACTCACCACCTGCCCCACCGTTTGCCGCAACGTCCCAGAATGCACGGGTATCGAGCGAGCCGCCAATAGCGTTGAGGTCAGCTTCGATGTAGCTTGTGCCATCACTAGGGAGATTGATCTCTAGGTCGGCCTCACTGCCACTGGCCACATAAAAGCCAACAGCTTGTGTCGTGGATTCGGGGTGGATGAACGAGGCATCGCTGATTTTGATTTTAACGGCTGTATTGGAGATGAAGATGCTGGAGTGATTGGTGATTTCAAAGCCATTGAAGATATAGCTCTTCTCAGAGAACATGCCTTGGATGAAATAGCGCCAGTCATTAGCACTATGGGCTTGAAGTGCCCTTGCATCGGGCAAGTCAAATCGTTCGCTGGGGTAAAGGGCTATCCTTTGAAGTATGGCCATAAAATCTCTTGAATCGATGGGATTGAGACCGGAAAGAAGTCCAGCCTAGCTATATTTTATTATAAATCCAAAATCTTAGACCAATTCCGTATTCATTGGGTCTGAGCTGTAAAGCTGGTATGGGATAGGCCATTTCTGGTCAGGTACGTTAATAACGAATTTAACCGTGACACCAGCAGCCACAACCACCCGGATATAGTCCACCACAAGGTCCAAGGCAGGAGAGGTGGAGGCTAAATAGACAGCGTAATCGGAGCCATCATTGCGGGGTAAAACAGGACCAAGCTGCCTAACGAGCCTAAGGCCAACGCCTTTAGTGTGGTCTCTTTCAAAGAGATGGCTTGGGTCCACAATAAGATTGTTATCCCCAAGCTTACCCAAATAGCGGATAGGACCTTCCTGCTCAGTGGTCCCGTACTCAAGGACAAAGAATCCTGAATCCGGGAATGAGGTGCAATCCTCCACCTTCAGGGCCGTGAGGGAAGAGCTTTGGACGATGTTTTCGTCAATTCTGGTGAGGCTTTCACCTGCCACAAAAGAGGCATCTGGGTCATAGATGAAAGAGCCTACATAGCCATCATCCAAAGAAGCACCAGCCTGAACAACCTCTAACCCATTGATATTGCTGGGATCAGGATAGACACCTGTCAGATCATTGCCAGACTTGCCTGTATAGAGGTATCGCTCTGTATACTTCAAAGTAGTACCAGCCAAGGCACTAGCTGGAGCTGGGGTAACCCCTAAAAGGACATTTCCTGACAACCCATCATAATAATAGAAGGTTCTCTCCGATGCACTATAGACAGCTCCAGAAGTGGGGAAGTTGCTGGCATCAATCAGTGTAATTGATGTAGCCCCAACGCTTGAGCAGACGGCCTTATTATATGGTCTAGATACCATAGGCTTAATGGCACCGCTGCTATCAAACCCATCTGTATTGGATAGGGTGACAGTGCTTGATGTTGTGGATAGGGCAGAAGCCTCGCTCCCATGGAAGTGGTGACCGCCTTTTAGGCTTCTCTTCACAATAGGGGATGTCACTGGCAAAAGGATTGTGACCTCATTTAAGCCAGACTCGATGACAGCTGCAGGACGAGCGGACAAAAGGACATTGCCAGTGTCAGGCTTAAAAAAGGTGAAATCGTCAAGATTGAGGTTGGTAGCCGTTTCGGGAGCGCCCTCAGCATTCCTACACCTGAAATAGTTATTGCCAATGCCAGTGACAAGAAACGTGCCACAATTCCTAAGATCAAGGCCAGAGTCATTGCGAATCGTGACATAGTCGCCATTTCTGACGCCGCTGCCTTTAATCATGGGGTCAGTGCCACCTACAATGGTGTAGGTCATTTCATCTGAGCCGTTGTAATGGGAAATTTCCCAAGTGGTGATGGCCTGTGTGGTAGGCCTAATCTCAGGAAACTTCAAAGCTGCCTGAACAGGGCCACCTAACACTTTGACAAAGCCTTGGCTACCTAAGGTATTGGTCCTGATATTGACAAACTTCTCACCCGTTCTCGTATTGGAGATGACACTGCCAACCAATTTACCGCCAGTTCTGTCTGAGATGGCTGTAGCCACCTCTTTAGCTGTGGCTTGGGTATAGTTGTTAAAATCAGTCGATTTAAAGTAGATGTTTAAGATTTCGCCATCCACCAACACTTTTAAGTGGCTACCGTCTTCAATGTAGTAGGTGGCAGGAGCCGAGCAGGTGACATTGGCATGAGAAGCATAAGGGCCATAAATGGCATCAATGATCTGAAGGAGGGTATGCTGAATCTGCTTAGGACTCATGCCCAAGACAGGAACAAGCTTTCTGAAGTCGTCGTCTTGGATGCCAGTGCCGACATCGCGCACAATACCATAGCCCGAAGCAAGTCTGTCTAAGTGTTTACCAGTGGCGGTGAGAACAAAGAGGTTATCCCTGACAGCTTCCAATTGAGAGGAGATGAAGCCGTCGCCTTTAGACAAAGCAAGGAGAAGAGCCCTGAGGTAGAGGCTACCCTTAGCATTGAATAAGCTTGGGAATTGTGAGGCTAGGAAGTTGAAGGATTCCTGAGCCCTTTGCTGTTCGACAGTCATTTAGGGGGATTCTTTTTCTTCTTTTTGAGGTCTTCCAAGACTTTCTTGGCCTTAGATATAGTATAACCCGGTTTAGCTAAGGCAGCCTCTCCCACATTGCTGGTAGGAGCATTAAGGGCTGAATGTCCTATGGAGGCGATTTTGTCT